CTCCATGAAGACTCGACCGCTTATCGTTGCGAAATTAGAAGAGTTTATCAGAAATAAACTAATTACCATATATTCTTCTCGCACAATTAACGAGATGAAGACCTTTATTTGGAGGAACGGTAAACCACAGGCAATGAAAGGATACCATGATGATTTAATTATGGCCCTAGCAATTGCATGTTGGGTGAGAGATACGGCGATACAGTCAAGTGCTAGAGAGTTAAACTACCAAAAAGCTTTTGTTGATGCCATCGTTACCACAAAAACTACTATGAATACTCAAGTTAAAGGACAAACTGGCTACAAGAATGACAATATCTTTGATAAAATGACTGAAGCAGATAAAATGTATAAACAATATAAATGGATCATAAAGTGAGAAAATAAATGGCTAACAACAAACCCTCAAATAACCCGAAGAACAAACAATCGAACCTCTTCAAATCTTTGACTAGACTTTTTTCCGGACCCATTATTAATTATAGGTCGCAGTCCGGACGAAGAATCCGCCGCCAGCATCTGGATAAATTTTCATCTCGATTTAAATCCGCTTCCGGTCAGCAGTTTAAGAAAGCTTTATACAACCCCATGGAAGTGGTTGCCACTAATGCAATTGCCAACCAGCGTCGTGCAGAGAGATATGTTGACTTTGATCAAATGGAGTACATGCCCGAGATCGCTTCGTCGCTTGATATCTATGCAGATGAGATGACAACATACTCTGACTTGCGCCCGATGTTGAACATTAAGTGCCCCAATGAGGAAATCAAAGCGGTCCTTGCGATCCTTTACGAAAACATTCTCAATGTTCAGTACAACTTGTTTGGCTGGTCTCGCACAATGTGTAAGTACGGAGATTTCTTTTTGTACATGGATATCGATGAAAAGTATGGGGTACAGTCAGTTATAGCACTGCCGTCACAAGAAATTGAACGACTTGAAGGCGGAGACGCAACCAACCCAAATTATATACAGTATCAGTGGAATTCAGCCGGAATGACTTTTGAGAACTGGCAGATTGCACATTTCCGTATTCTTGGTAACGATAAGTATGCCCCATATGGAACTTCGATTCTTGAGCCGGCTCGACGCATCTGGCGCCAGCTTACTCTGATGGAAGACGCTATGATGGCATACCGAGTCGTCAGATCGTCAGAGCGACGGGTGTTCAAGATTGATGTTGGTGCGGTACCGCCGCAAGATGTCGAACAATATATGCAAAAGATTGTAACTCAACTTAAAAGAAACTCTGTTGTTAATCCAGAGAACGGTAGGGTAGATCTTCGTTATAACCCAATGAGTATTGAAGAAGATTACTTTATTCCAATTCGTGCGGGATCTGCAACGGATATCCAAACACTCGCAGGCGCTCAAAACATCACAGCTATTGATGATGTAGTGTATCTTCGTGACAAGTTATTTTCCGCGCTAAAAATTCCCCAATCATACCTCACCATGGGTGAAGGTGCCACCGAGGACAAAACTACGCTAGCCCAAAAGGACATCCGGTTCTCCAGAACGATCCAAAGATTACAGCGAGTCGTTATTGCTGAACTAGAAAAAATTGGTATCATTCACTTATACACACTTGGGTTCCGCGGCGATGACTTGTTGTCATTCAAGTTGGCTCTCAACAACCCCTCAAAGATTGCAGAGCTTCAAGAGATTGAGCACTGGAAGTCGAAGTTTGATATTGCCGCGGCAGCAACTGAAGGTTACTTCTCACGTCGCTGGGTATCGGAAAACATTTTTGGAATGAACCACGAAGAGTTCACTCGTAACCAGAGAGAGATGTACTACGACCGCAAGCACGACGCATCCCTTCAGGCTGTTGCCGAGGCGCAAGCCGCTGGAGGCGCCGCCGGTGATTTAGGTGGCGGAGATCTTGGGGGCGACTTGGGTGGTGACCTTGGTGATGACTTGGGTGCCGACCTCGACGCCGGCGGACCAGAAGAGGTACCAGCCGGTGATGTTGGTGGTGACGATGCGCCAGCGGGAGATGATTCCCCGCTCCTCGCAGTCCCCCCCGGCTCTAGAAATGCCCCACGTTTGACGCCGGGAGCAAAGGGTAAAGTATACCACCCTGTAAAGACCGATTCACGTCCAGCAGGAGCCCGAACAAGAAACTATGCCAGCATAGCTTCTCCCGAGACAAACACATATAGAACGAATAATCTAGGCGGCTCAGAATTAAGATCGCTAGCGCGTGGTATTTATGAGCAAGAAGAACCTACTTATTCTTTGAAGGAACAAAATCAAGAAAAGCAAATACTTGAAGTCAACCAATCTATTCGTCAACTTGTAGAAGTATTAGACACAAAAGACAAAACATTAACGGAGCAAAAGAATGAAGATTAAGCACAACAAGAAACGAAACACTGCCTTTGTGTTCGAATCGCTGATGAGGGAGGCCACAGTCGCAATTATTAAGGGCGACGAGGCAAGAAAACAATCAGCAGTCGATATCATAAAAAGGCATTTCAAGCCAGACTCTATATTAAAGCAGCACTTAGAATGCTATCGTTCGCTTTATGAGAATCAGCAGCTTTCTCCGGAGATAAGCGAAAAGATACTCCGCGAAGCAAAGATGGCGTCACGATTAATAGACCCGTCTGGATTATTTAAGAAACAAACTGAGCTTATAAATGACATCAACAGCGAGCTTTCTCCATCTGTCTTTTCAAATTTCGTACCAAACTACAAGACACTAGCGACAATAGACCAGATTTTCTGTGACAAGATATCTCCTAAGTCTCGCATAATGCTTGAGAGTACAATAGTTGAGAATATGTCGAAGACTGGTGCCACCGAGGTCATAGCCGAAGAACTAGATGACGTTACAGTTTCATGCTTTGTTGAAAAGTTTAATGAAAAATACACAGGTATCTTAGCAGAGGAACAGAAAGAGTTACTGTCTTATTACATCACATCTTTCACTGATAATGCTGTGTCTCTTAAGTCGTTCTTAAATGAAGAGATTTCACGATTAAAGAAGACCATATCCGAGCACGCTTCCGAAGAAATGTTCCAGTCTGATGCCGAGATGAAACAAAAGGCTGTTAAGATAGTTGAGAAGCTGGACAATTTTAAGAAGACAGAAATCAGCGAAGAGGTGCTTCTAACTGTATTGAAGACTCAGCAACTTGCAAAGGAGTTATCCGATGGCAGTAATAATTAAAATTGGCAAAGAAGCCAACGCCAAAAAAATTAGATTGGAATTAGATTTAAGAAAATCCATGAATGGCGATCTTATGATTTTTGATCATGGTGATATAGATATAGTTTTATCGCCCAAGAAAAACAAAGTTGTCGTTTTCCCAAAAGATACAATGAGCGACTTAGTATATGGTGCTCAAAATAGATTGATGGCTCACTTGAGAAAGAAAGGTATCGTCGTAGCAGAGAGCATCCAGTCCGGTGCATTCTATGGATCCCTTGAGGGCGTCCTAGAGGAGTCAACCGTTGAGGATCTAAGTTCTGCAAAAATGGCACTTATCAATATTCACAACTTTATTGAAGAAGAGCGACCATACTTTGAGCAAACCGAGGCTATTGTTTCAATGGCTGACGACGAGTTGCTCCATCCAGATAAGGCAGACTCGACAGAACTGGGAGAGGTCCCGCAGGAAGTTGAGCAAGGCTCTGTTAGAAAGGGATATGTGCGCGATCCATATTCGATTGGGTATATGTACACGGTTTAAGTATGAAAAAGTTATTTGAAAATTGGAGAAAGACATTAGAAGAGGCTCCCGTAGAGATGCCACCACAAGAGAAGGCTTCGATTTTTGGTAATATCGAGCGAGAGTCTGCAGCTATTTTAAACAAGATAAAAGCTGCCGCCAAAGGCGACGAGGCTCTAGAGAAAGAAGCTCTTGATTCACTTATCGTTGCTTTGCAAGCTGCCGCCGAGAAGTTATAGTGGAATTGCTGACATTTATATTGTGCGCGTACGGACTCACTCAGATCATAGTTTACAGTGACATGCCTATAATACGCAGACTTCGCCCCTCTAAAGAGTCGGCTGGCGGATACGGTAAAGTATTTCATTGCCCAATGTGCATGGGATTCCATGTTGGGTGGTTTTTAATGATTCTTTCGCCATACACAGAACTATTTAATTTTGAAGTTTCTGTGATAAACTACTTGTTATTAGGAAGTTTATCGTCAGGAACATCTTATATCCTAAACATGATATTCGGAGATGAAGGAATAAAACATGAACACAAATATTTGGACACAAAAGTGGATGTTGCAGCCAGTTAGACACTGCTGCAAAGGAAGTTAGCTATGAGTAAAAAATTATTAAGAGAATATTTTGCTTTATGCGAAGGGGGAGTTTGTCAAGATCTCCTAACAGAAGAAGAGAAAAGGTACGTGACCGACGGCGGCATGATCCTGTCGGGCATTATGCAGATGACAGATACCAAGAATGGTAACGGCCGAGTTTATCCTCACCAAGTAATGGTGAGAGAAGTAAAGAACTACCAAAAGCTTATTAAAGAAAACCGTGCCCTCGGAGAACTCGATCACCCAGATGATTCAGTCATCAACTTAAAAAACGTGTCACACACTGTTACAGGTATGTGGATGGAAGGAAACAAGGTGATGGGTAAAATCAAGGTGCTGGACACCCCCTCTGGTAAGATTTTGCAAGAACTGGTCAACGGAGGTATCACTGTTGGTGTCTCCTCAAGGGGGATGGGTTCGGTCTCAGAGAGTGCCGGAAATACTATCGTTGAAGATGACTTTCAACTGATTTGTTTTGATATGGTTTCTGAGCCTTCAACACCAAACGCTTTTATGATGAGAGAGGCGAAGGATTACGAAATTAAAAACACTTTTACAAAAGCTGATCGAATCAATAGATTATTAAACGAGGTTTTAGATGAAGAAGAGTGATTTAAAAAAGGTCATAAAGCCGCTGGTCAAAGAGTGCATTCACGAAGTTCTTCTCGAAGAAGGGCTCTTGTCGAATGTTGTGTCAGAGGTCGCCAAAGGTCTTTCATCGAATGTGGTCACTGAGTCAAAAAGAACACAGCCACCAGCCAAAACCAAACAAACTAATGTTGCCATTGCGGAACACCGTAAGAAGTTAATGGACGCTATTAGCAAGGATGCCTACAATGGCGTCGATTTGTTTGAAGGAACGACACCCATTGTTGATACCGAGCAGCAAGCAGGGGCACCAGATATGGGTGACCCCGGTGATGCTGGCGTTGACATCAACTCTATTCTTGGGAAGTCTTCACAAATCTGGCAAAGGATAAATCAGGAATAACATGAAGAAGAAAGCACAAGTTAGTATAAAGCCTCGCCATCCTCGCGAGAGTCCCGAGAGAATGATTAGAAGATTTTTGAAAAAAGTCAAAAAAGAAAGAATAGTAGAAGAAGTAAGAGAAAGAAGAAGATATAAAAAGCCCTCGGTTAAGAAGAAAGAAAAGCAAGAACGAGCACAACGTGCACGTTATAGAGAAGAACAAAAGCGCATTCGCGCACAACAAAGACGCAATAGAAAAAATAAGTGACTATTTATATTGTAAATCAAAATTTTGAAGGAGTTTTATAATGGGAAGTTGGAATTTAGAGCCGGGTTTGAACAACGTTGGTTCGTTTCAAGTAAGCGGCGCACCATTCGCCTCGGGCAGCATTAATGCAAAACTGGGCTCTCGTGAGGGAGGCTACGAAGTTGTGTTTCCGTATGTTACGAAATGGTTCAAAATCATTAACAAGGATGCGTCAAATGACTGCAAGGTAGCATTTTCTGTATCAGGCATGACCGGTTCGTTCAATTTCTTCACAGTTCCAAAGGCTGATGTTGACGCAAACGGCGCCGTGGGAGACAGCGGAGTCTTAGAGCTTAAGGTGTCTTCCGTGTGGGTCTCTGGTTCTACAAATGTAGATATCTTAGCTGGATTGACCGGCATTCAAAACCGAATGACTCGCACCGATAACGGCACCAACTGGTCGGGTTCAGCAGGAGTAGGTTAGGCCCATGGCTAATTTTGGCTGGGCATATGTAGATTGTCCCTCCACTAGTGGGGGAGGAGGTCAGGCGGCTGGTCCGACTGGCTCTATTCAATTCTTGACTGGGGCTAACGCTACGTCCGGCTCGGCACACCTACTTTTCTTCACAGCCTCGTCTGGAGAGCACAAGCCAAATACTTTGGTTCTCTCCGGAAACTTTACTGTAACAGGTGCCATATCCGCTAGCACGATTCACTATGCTGACGTAACACACATTGATGCCACAGGCTCTACGTTCTTTGGAGATTCAATTGACGACACTCACTCTAGAACAGGTAGCTTTGAAGTTTGGTCTGGCACAACAGCCATTCTAACAGCTAGCACGTATTCGCAGCAAACATTTGTGAAAGGTTTCGGTGGCAACTATACAAATGTAACAAGCAGTCACCACACAGCTTCAACTTCTGATTATATTATGGGAGTAACCACGGCGGGGAACATTATTATTACAGTTCCAGATCCTGCGGTTTATACAGCAGGTTCTGTATTGATCGTTAAGGATGAGCTAGTTGCCTCTCGCGGCGGCTTTAATATTAGACTAACTCGCTCGGTCACCGACACTTATACCTTTGATGGTGATGCTTTTTATATATTAACTGGTAGTATGCCGGCGATTAGTTTGTATTCAAATGGAAGCAATTGGTTTGTCTTCTAGTTAATAGAGGAGGCATTTCAAGATGGCATATAATAACCTATCCGGCACAGTTATACAGCCGAACGCGCTGATACCCCGCACCGGTCCAGATGGTAATATTATTGTGCCAATTATTTCTGGCAGTTTAAGTACTTCGGATGGAGCGGACGTCATTAATGTCCCTCGTGTTTCTAATGCCACTAACAATGCTATCCTCACTAATGTTGGCGGAGATGCGAACACCTTAACTTGTGAAAGCAATTTAACGTTTGATGGCACAACATTAAATGTTGCGGGAGAACTAACAACGCTCGGCGCCACATTTATGAGCGGCGCTGTAGTTCACAAAAGAAAGCACGTAAACTCCAACTATTCTGTTGCTACAACAGACTATTATGTGGGTGTAGATACAACTAACAACACGGTGAAGCTGACCCTCCCAGTGGCGACTCAATTGTCAGATGGACAGACGATAATCATAAAAGATGAAGGTGGCAGTGCGGACAGCAATCACATCACAGTTTCGGGCTCTGCATCGGACACAATCGATGGTAAAAATACTATACTTTTGGAATCACCTTTTGCATCAATTCAGCTTTATTGTAACGGCGAAAATAAATTCTTCATCTGCTAAAAATTTATCACCACAACAATACTATTTATAAGTGACGCACGTCTTGTATGTGTGTCGAATTTGGGTAGGTTTACCTATTCAGATTACCATAAATAAAAACTTATAATATGGAGGGTTTTTTAACATGGCTTACAAATTTCAATTAGGTGACGCGATTATGAGTGGCGCTCTTCAACAAGAGGGTCAATTCGAGGTCCTTTCTGATGTTACATCGGGAAGTGTTCTCTATCAGGTCGAGCGTGCCGCCGGTAACGTTTCAGGTTCCGGTACTCTTTACCACGCTGGCGCAGCTAGCTTCAGCGCTGCTGTTGCTTCTTCTGGCTCTATCACGGCTGGTTCTTCGTTCATCATCGGTTCTGCTGATATGGATGAGACTGACCTTGAGAAGCTTGACGGTATCACTAACGGTACTGCTGCTGCTAACAAGGCTGTCGTTCTCGACGGTTCTAAAAACATTGCCACTATCGGTACTGTTGGTTGTGGTGCTATCACTTCAACCGGTGCTTCTAGCTTCGGCTCTATCGCTTCGGGTCTTTTCTCGGGCTCTAGCACTCTTCACGCAGTAGGCGCTGCTACCTTCGGTTCAACTATCGCTGCTTCCGGTTCTATTACCGCAGTTGGCGTTGTTGCTGGTGGTGCTATTAGCTCTGCTACTGATATCGATGGTTCGGGCGACCTTACCATGGGTACAATCACAATGACCGGTTTCTCGGTCGACGCTGATGGCGACACTGTTGTCAAGACTCTTTCGAGTTCTGTTGGTGTCACTGCTGCTAGCTACGCTGCTGATGGCGATCTTACCCTTGGTGGTAAAGTCGTTGCTCCCGGCGCTTCTGTCATGGGCTCAATCTCCGGTTCCGGTGGATTGCAAATGGTTGGCAACTCTATCTTCGGTGGAGCATTAATGGTTTCCGGTAACCTTCAGGTTGACGGCTCTGTTGTTAACTTCCCGAACGTTGGTGCTGCTGCTCTTGACGCTGCTGATCTCATTCTTTCGCTTGACAGCACGACCAAAGACTTGCAAGCTCGTACCCGCACTAACTTTGCTTCTGACTTAGCTGGTGTTGGTCTTTCCGCTGCTACTGGCGTTATGGCTCTTGACCTTAACGAGTTGGCTGCTGCTGATATTAACGTTGCTAACGATAGCATCGCTATTATCGACGCTGATGATTCCAACGCATCTAAGAAAGAAAGCATTGCTGACCTTGTGACTGCAATGGCTGGTGCTGGTCTTTCCGCTACCGACGGTGTTCTTTCTACTGACGCTGCTGTTGTTTCAGCCGCATTCGGTGACGAGAACAAGACACTTGTTGAGGGTCTGAACTTCGGTAACGCTACTCTTACCCAAGAGCGCGTTCTGACGCTTCCAGCTTCACCATCAACAAACGATATCGTTCGTGTCAAGGCTCCATCTAACATGGGTGGTTTCGACCTCGTTATTCGTAAGGGTTCTGCTTCTCACCGCATCGACGGCGAAGAGCAAATTCGACTCGAATCCGCGGG